TTCCGCTGCTTCTTCATTGCCACCACCCCCACCACCATCATCGACACCATCGCCACTACCACCGCCACTACCACCACCACTACCACCACCACCAACACCACCAACGTCACCCAAGCTCTTATTCTTCTTCTTCTTGAAATAAAAACCTTCTTTCACGAAACCACTGGACATGTTCGCCACCAACATGGAGATAAGTATGATCACGGTATTATTTTTAAGAAAGAAAGACGCGACGAGACCAGTGACAATAAAAAGAAGAATGGCCATCACATCTTCCATATAGATAAAGTGGATCAGATTCGCAAATGCTAAAAACGACATGCAATAAAACAAATATTTATTTTTTAGAGGCAAGATATTTGTTCTATTTTTCTTGGCCATGTCTCTCTGTCTATTATATATATACTTTACGGTAATAAAAAATATATATATATTTCTACCACCACTTCCACCACGACCACGGATTGGACGACTTTTTATTCGTTTCATTCGGCCTTTCAACCATGACTGCTGAATCTTCTTCCACCTTCCGTTCTTCCTCGATTTTCTTCAATACGGCGGCGTTTTTCTTCTGTTCGTTTTTCTTTTTTTTCACCTCCGCTGCCTCCGCGCGTATTTGCAGGGTACGAAGTTGTTTTTTCTGTTTGTTCGAATAGTCCCATTCACTACTCTCTTCGCTCCATGTTTTTTTCTCCATCGATCGATCTATTATATATTGTCACTCACACATAATATTTATCGATTCCGTCTAAATCAAACGAGTTCTTGACTTGTCCTTGTCCTTGAACGAATTGCGCGAAAAGAGGATTCTCCAGTTGATTTTCCGGCGTATGTTTATGCACGATTCGGGAAATCATCTTGTACAACTTGAAATTCGGATACCGTTCGTCCCCATTTTTCTTGTACAACACATTCTTGCCATAATCGTCCGTACACCATTCCAATACCAGTTTTTGTATAGCAGACATTTTTAAAAGATTCGGCTCTTCTTCAAACACGAAATCGTACATAGAACAGCCTAATCTACATAGATCGAAACTCTTGTTCGGCTCCAGGCGCGGTTTATCAGTATTGAAATAAGGTTCGAAATTATACTGGCCATGCGCATCTCCACTGGGCGCGAAACTGTCGCTACACATGATTTTGTCCTGGAATTTATAAATGGCTCGACCGAAATCGATTATTTTATATATTTTCCCGTAAGTAGGGACTTTGTACGTCTTGCCGTTGAATTTATAGTAGAGGAATTTCGTCTTGGTCTCTTTGTATAGAATATTATTGGTATGGAGATCATTATGGGTAAAGGAAAATAGTTTCTGATACACGAGCAAGGTAAAAATGACTTGAAAAAGTGCGCTGGTGATTTCATTGTCGTTCATGGCTTCATCCTCTAATAAAGAATCAAATGTCCCGTCGCATTTTTCCAACGCAATCATTTGTATTGGGAAATTGTACAAATATGCGTAAATCTCGTCATCCTCTTCGTCATCTTCGTCATCATCGTCATCGTCATCCTCTTCATCTTCGTCATCCTCTTCATCGTCTTCGTCATCGTCGTCGTCATCTTCGTCTTTTGTCTCTTTCTCTTCTTCCATTTTTTGTTTGTATCCTTCGTCTTGTTCCTTCTCTTCATCTTCATCCTCATCTTCATCTTCATCCGTATAACAAACGATACTATTTTCTTCTTCAGAATCCACTCCTTCTTCGTCTTCTTCCTTTGTACTCTGGAAAATCACTTCAGTGCTCTGGTCATCATCGTCTTCGATAAAGATCACACCGTCTTCGATCACACCGTCTTCTTCTACTACGTCATCGATCTCCATATACTCATCGGATATCTGTATAATCGGTCGTTTTGACTGCGTATTTTTCGTGGGAAACCCTTCATTATTATTTTTATTGTCGTATTCCTGGATATCGAAATATTTTCCGTTGTTCGTTTTGAAAAACTCGGAATCCTCTAAATAATCCAAATCCTCCGACACGTCGAACCGGAATTTCTTTTGAATAGCCACGTTCGATCCGTAATAGTCGATTCCATTTACAAACGTATGGTGGTTCAATACCTGGCTGGACAGATAGTTGAAGAAATTATCCACATAAGAAGAATTGTTTCGATTCGACAATTTATTCAAGTCGTTCTCCTCAAAAGAACCGGGCGAAGGTAACTTGCTGTCGTGTTTTTTTGCATATTTCCCAATAAGATAATGGACCGGGTCAAGTAAAGGCGCGTACTTGATGAATATATCGGCCGGTTTTTTCTTCCCATTCGCCGTAGAAATCACATTGGATCTGTCAAAGACTTGGTAGGAATGGTTTAATGCCATGGATTGAAGAGATGTATCATCCAGATGGTCGAAAAAAGTGGAATAGAGGGGATTGTAATGTTGGATACACGAAATATCCATGGGATTATAATCGTCTTCTGAGAAATCCATCTCCGACAAGAATTGCGCAGACGCCTTGACATGTCCTAAAGTAAATACCATTATGGAATGATTGTACAAAGGATTTTGTATGTATAAACGAGTTCGTCAAAATACTTGATTTTTTTTCTGCCGGGATACAATATTATGACGTTGCAACTTAAAAAATTTGATATGCGTACAATCACCTTTCGTCCGAATGAGAGCAAAGGTCCAGTCATTGTGTTGATCGGTCGTCGTGATACGGGGAAAACATTCTTAGTAAAAGATTTATTATATTTTCATCAAGATATTCCCATTGGAACGGTCATTTCCGGGACCGAAGCCGGGAACGGGTTTTACTCGGACCTGGTCCCGAAACTGTTTATCCACGACGAATATAGTTCTGCCCTGATTGAGAATGTACTGAGACGTCAAAAGACCGTACTGAAACAAATGAAGAAGGAGATTGAAGAATATAAACGGACCACGATTGATCCGAGGACGTTTGTTATCTTAGACGACTGTTTATATGACAATTCGTGGTCGAGAGATAAACTCATGCGGTTGTTATTCATGAATGGTCGTCATTGGAAAGTGATGTTGATCATTACCATGCAATACCCTTTAGGGATTCCACCTACATTACGAACGAATATAGATTACGTGTTTATCTTGAGAGAACCCTATCTCACCAATCGAAAACGTATTTGGGAGAACTACGCGAGTATGTTTCCCACTTTGGAATCGTTTAGTAGTGTGATGGACCAGACAACCGAAAACTTTGAGTGTTTAGTCATTAACAACAACGCGAAATCGAATAAACTGGAAGACCAGATTTTTTGGTACAAGGCGGAAAACCGGCCGGATTTCAAATTAGGGTCGAAAGAGTTCTGGGAAATCTCCAAACAAATGGAATCCGACGACGAAGACGAACATTATGATCCGAATAAAAACAGGAAGTCCAAACCCGGCGGGCAAATCACCGTACGGAAAAATAAATGGTAAATATATATATGGAAGCGCAAGATTATCTCCTGTTCGTGTTGAAAGAATCGCATTTGGACTTGCTGTTTGCCTTTGTCATTCTTTATTCTTTTGTTTCTTTGGGATACACGTCTTATGCGAAACATCATCATCATGCTAAAATGCCCGTGTCTTTGCCGCGTCTGTTTGACTATATACTGCTGCTCGTCATGATTGCGTTCGTTGCGTATTATTACATCACGGCAGGTGAATACACGAAATCCCATTTGCTCGACGAATTCATGCAATGGTGCTATAAATTCTATGAAGAACCGCTGATGTTGTTTTCCACGATGATTTTTATATGTGTCTTTATCTTGATCACGTTTGCATTGAATATTCCGACCCATGGCGAAAACACGCCATTCAGTGTAAATATTATATCTCATAAAGGATGGTATTTACTGTATTCTCAAGTGATCGTATTAGTTCTGAAATACGCATTCGGAATGGATTTGATTATGTATTTGAAAGATCCTAAAAATTATCATAGTGGTAAGCCCCCAGATGAAGAAACCGATGAACCGAAATCCGTTGCTAAAAAAGGCGAGGAGGAGGTATTCCATATAGATAATAATTTATATACATACGGTGATGCTAAAAATATTTGTGCGTCACTTGATTCGAGATTGGCATCGTACGAAGAAATCGAGGCGGCATATAAAACCGGAGGAGAGTGGTGTAGTTACGGCTGGAGCGAGGATCAAATGGCTTTTTTCCCGACTCAGCCGGGGACATGGTCGAGACTCCAGAAAGATTCAACCACGAAAAATATGTGTGGTCGTCCGGGGATTAATGGTGGCTTCATTAAAAACCCCGCCACGAAAT